ATCTTGGGGACAGATGAGGTGGGAGAGAGGATTACATCTTGCTATATCCAAGAAGCTCCGCGTCCCGAAGAGAGGGTTAAGTTCAAAGAAACCCATCCTCCGAGATACTTGGTAAAGGCTCTAGCGGTTCTTCAAACAATGATCCAAAATAGCGAGAACGGAAAGGTGCAGGTAAAAGAGTGGAGAGAGCGCTGTCAAATAGCCAGAATAAGTAAGGGCAAAGAGAGTTCTAGGGTTCTATTTTATAAAGCCCAAGAGAAACTGCGGGAAGATGGCATCATCCAAGTAGAAGGTCCATGGGTCAGTCTAGTTTCCACTTCTGAAAGTAATGGTGGAGGAACCGACGTTCTCCATTGACAGCTTGCAGAGCAAGCTGCCACAATACCGCCGCAATGTTGTGGTATCCTCTTCTTGTCAACAGGAAGGAAAGGCAAACATCATGTACTCACAACGCGAACCTATCACTCTGGAAAGGGCTGTCCAATATGCTCCGTCACTTGCTGCTCCAGCTCCTCACTTCAGCCGGTCTTCTCAGTATGAATATGTGCCTACTTTGCGAGTGCTGGAAGCACTCGATAAGGAAGGCTTTCAAATTCACGGTATCCAGACGGCCAAAGTCCGAACGCCTCATAGGAAGGGCTTCGAGAAGCATCTCGTCCGTCTGAGGAGGCCCACTCTCGATTATGCTGAGGAAGCTCCCGAGATTGCCGTTATCAACTCTCACGATGGCTCCTCCTCATATCAGATTCTCGCTGGCCTGATCCGATTTATCTGCGAAAACGGCCTCTTTGCCGGAACTAAGTGGGGAGAAGTTCGCATCCCCCACAAAGGACGGAACACCGTGAGAGATGTGATCGAGGGAACCTACGAAGTCCTAGAGACATTCGAGACTATAGTCTCGAATGTCAATGTGATGAAGAAAATTCCACTCCTCCATGCAGAGCAGGAACTTCTAGCTCGGAGTGCTCTCACACTTCGGTATGAAGGGAGGGAACCTCCCATAACCACCTCGACGGCCTTGGAGATCCATCGGAAAGAGGATGATGCTCCTACCCTTTGGAATACCTACAACAGACTTCAAGAGAATTTGACCAAAGGTGGCCAGAGGGGATGGGCAAGGGGAGTGGATGGGAGGATGAGACGCCGGGTAACTCGGCCTCTACAGGGGATCGACGGTAGCGTGTCCTTTAATAGGGCTTTATGGCAGCTCACAGAGGAATTTGCGGCCCTCAAGGGGGTAGAGCTGCCGGGTCCTGCTTTCCAGTCCTAAGCCCATGCCTGCCCCTCAGGGAGGGGCAGGCATTTTCCTTAAGAAAGATGCCCTATGACCCTTATCCCCATCACTAAAGCCCAACGGATCGCCATTAGGGACTATGTGCTCTCACGCCGCCCAGGAGCATGGCTTTACAAGATCACCCAAGACAATGTCGTGCATGTCTACGGCGAGATGCCGAACACGGCCCATCTCGTCGGCTGGTATGTTGCCGGTTCCACCTCTGAGATACTTCAAGAGATTGCGAACTTTGAAAACCCCCCTCCTCCCCTCGACCACGAAGGACAACCTCTGTGACCCTCCCCACCGATCTGGCTGATATGGTCATAGCCTTGAGTAGGCTCCTCCCAGCCCTGCCCGAGGACGACCGGAAAGAGTATCTGATGACGATTATGATCCTGCTCTACGATATGGGCGTTGTGCAGGGGAAGTTCCAAATCCTGGAGAGAGTCATGCGTACCCTCAAGGATGAGCAAGAGATTACAGCCCAGGAAATCATCGCCGCCGCCACAAAGGAAGGGGGAACCTCCGGTTCCCAGAAAGGCTTAGGATGATTAAGGACCACAGAGACTACGAAGTTTCCCTGATGGCCCTGGCTGACCTGCGGTCAGCCCTAAAGCGGCTCGGGACAGATCCCAAGGTCAGGACCCAGGAGATTTCCAACCTTCGGCTGGGAGTGAAGGACCTAGAAAAAGAGATCAGGGAATACGAGCACCATGCTACCGCCATCGTACAATCTCAGATCGATGGATACCTTTACGCCTCACAAGCCCTAGACAAGAAAGACTGAAGCTAGTAATCTGGCTGGATCGAAGATCCAACCACGAGGAGCAAGTCATGAGACCCATTGAGATCACGGCGGAACGACAGAATTCGAGCTGCCCCGCCATCACCGTCGATTACGACATGGGAGATAGCCTTTCCGAACTGGTTTCCCAGTTCGGAGAGAGCACCGTCTTTGCCCATGCAAGGCGGTCAATTGTGACCGCCTTGCAGTCCTATATCAGAGGACTGATTGATAAAGGAACTGAAAAGGGCTATACCTATGAGAAGATCGTTGATGAAGTCAACGATGGACTTAAGACTTGGCAGCCTTCCAAGAGGAAGATTGCCAAGACGGCCAAAGAGAAGGCCGAGGCAATCCTCTCCAGGCTGTCGCCTGGAGAACGGCTAACCGTTCTCCGAGAGATCGAATCCCAACTCAGGGAAGCTGCTGAGTAAGGAATTCATGCGGTAGTTATTGCCTTTCCTGCCGCATGAGGGGCCCCCAAGGTACCATGTCCTCCCATGCCTTGGGGGCCCATCTTCTTTCGGAAGGTGATTTCCCCAGTACCGGAAAACGCCCCCAGGGGGTGTTTCCTAAAATAACCCTATACCCAGGAAGGAAGGCCGATGCCTCACTTTATTATCACGCAGAAGTATATAGGACTGGAAACGTACCACGTAGAAGCACCAGATAGTGCCGCCGCTCTCAAATGGTTCACCCATGGAAAGCCTGGAGATCCCCAATATCCAGGAGAAACGGCGAGCGACGAATACCTTGAAACCTTAGAGATAAAAGTAATCCCAGATGGAGAAGAGTAATGCCCAAAGATAGGATGGACGAGATCGACATTGCCATTGCCGAGTTATACAAGAGAGTGGAAGATCTTGAGACTATCCTGAGGAGGCTCAGAGAAGAAGTGAGGAATCTAAAGGCAGGTTATATGCTTCCGAAGGAAACAGGGGGGAAGGATGTCGCCCAAAGATGAAACCCTCTCCATGACAATCACTAAAGCTGCGGGAGGGGGTTTTATCGTAGTCACCAACACTGGCCAGACGATTGCTCGAAGTACGTGGGGGGAGATCGTGGATTTCCTGACAGGATGGTGGGAGACTCCTCTAGTGCACGCATATACCGCCGACGAGGACATACCCGAGGATCTCCCCAGGATTATGAAGAGAGGAGTTCCTGAGGATGAAACTAACTCCTGAAGAAAAGACTGAACTAGTAGATTACCTCTCTGAGCGCCTGCATGACAAGATGGAACATCTCGATCCTGTTGGATCGAAATGGCCAACACTCGACTCCCACGAGAAAGAATTCTATCGGAGCTGTGTCGGCTGTATCCTCTCAGAATTGTGGGAATGGGAACGGCGGCGTGCCTTATTTTCGCCACAATGAGGCTATAAGGTGCCTTTGGGCCACAACTGGGAGACCCCTCCATGAGCACAACCGCTGCCTATCGCCGCCTTTCTGAATGGAAGCACCAACTTGCCGAGGTTAGAGAGGCAATGGAACATTGCCCCGGCGATGTTGACCTAGCTGCCAAAGCAAGACGCCTTCTCAATCTAATTGAGGATGCTGAGGATCACATAGACGAGGAAAACGACTATCGTCCAGACAGTCAATTTGGGGTTGGAGCATGAAAGAGGAGGACAGATAATGGATGAGTTACGTCTCTACGACAACACTATGTTGTCGGATTTCAAGCGGTGCCCTCGGTACTTCTACTATCGGCATGAGCTAGGATGGACTCGGGAGGGAAAAGTCCCCGCTTTGGTCTTCGGAGGAGCTTGGCACGCCGCCATGGAAGTCGTGTGGGCCGGCCTGGAAGGCGCCTCCAAGATGAATATCTCCCCTTCCAAGATTAATAGGAAAGAGATCGTAGAAGCAGCCTATCAGATGTTCGTGAACTATTGGGCCAATGAAGGAATGCCCCACCCTGGAGAGTGGACCTATGAGCTAGAAGAGGAATATTCTCCGAGAACTCCGGGCAGGGCTCTGGAGATGTTGATTGCCTACGTAGAGAAACGGGCCCAAGTCGTCGATGACATGGAGATCATCTCGATCGAGAAACCGTTCGCAGTTCCCCTCGATCCTGACGACGACAATCTCTTTTATATCGGTCTCATCGATAAGATTGTGAAATACCATGGCAAAATCCTCGGGATCGAACATAAAACTTCCTCGGCCTATAAAAAGGGTGGACCTTTCAGAGGCGGCTTCGTTGATAGCTTCAGCCCCAATGCCCAAGTCGATGGCTATCTCTACGCGCTCCATCTTCTCTTTCCTGGAAAGGTTGGTGGGGTCTGGGTGGATGCTGCTCTCGTACACAAACAAGAAGAGGGATTTCTATTTATACCTGTGGAACGGCGCTTGGAGCATCTCGATAGTTGGCTATGGGAAGTCCGCTGGTGGATCGAGGCCGTTGAAGAGGAAAAGAGGAAGCTGAACAGCTACTGCTCTTCTACTGATAAAGTAATGAAGGCCTTCCCCAAGAACACTAATTCTTGCTGGGATTTCCAGCAGGCCTGTCCCTACCTGGAGCTGTGCAAGTCTTGGGGAAATCCTATCGGAAGGTCCCTGCCCCTAGGCTATGTGGTGAACCGATGGAACCCGCTGGCCCATGTGAAGGGACTTAGCAATGTCAAAGAGGCCTCCGTAGGAGGCACCTCATGACCATCGCCCTCATAATCATAGGTGCTGTCGCAATGATCGGCTTGCTTCTCCTCACACGGGCAGACTTCTTTGCCGGAACTGTCATCACGGGGTTAGTGATATACATGGCCCTAGTTTCCTCGCCTCTTTATACGAGTATACCGATATGGGTTCCCGCAACCTCCCCAGAGGCCTGCTCATTGCAAACCTCCGATTTGCAGAAGGAAAAAGGAAACTAAAGAATGCCCAATGCAAAGGACGCCAGCTTAGAAACCTATCGAAGGGTCCTCCTAGCAGGACGGACAGGAACGGGAAAGACCACTCAAGTCCGAACCCTGCCGGGAAGAAAGTTCGCTTACATCTTCGATCCCAACGCCCTCAGTTCCCTGGCGGGAACTGACCTGGAGTATGAGCTATTCCTTCCTGACACAGAAGCCTTGGACATGACCCTCAAAGGCTTCTCGAAGGGAAGCCGGGACGACCGGCCGAAGAGGCCCAAAGAGCCTCTTCTCTACAATAAATGGGGGGAGGACATTAATGGAAGATTCGATACAGGCTTCTTCCAGGACTTTGACTGGCTGATCCTAGACAGTCTTACCTTTTTGACAAAGGCCATCATGGACAGGCAGCTCTACATCAACAACCGTTACGGAGGAGTAGAAGAAATTGCCGACTACAAAGTTGTGGGTTCGAAGCTGGCAGAATTATTCGGGGCCATTACGAGCCTGCCCCTTCACATTCTATGCACGGCTCATCTACAGATTTATCAGGATGAAAAGACGAGCAAGATCGAGACCCAACTCTATCTCCCAGGAAGGGCCAGGACTATCCTGCCCCTCCAATTTACTGACATATTCCTATGTCAGACGAAGGATGACGAGAAAAGGGGGACCACCTATGAAATAAGAACACGACCAGATTCAAGAGGGCTACAGGATATTCGGACGAATATCCCCGGCCTGACAGCGGTTGAGGATGTGACCATCAAGAACCTACGTAATCCTACGGATTACGGACTAGGGAGACTCCTGAAAGGAGTCTCCAAGACCCAAGCAAGCTCTGACTATAAGGAAGGAATATGAAATGGCTGAGAAGAAAACTATTATCGAGGTTAGTGGAGTCAAGTTCGAGGTCGATCTCCGGACAGCCAGGAGGATCGAAAACATCAAGGTAGGAGATCTCGTCAAAATCCTGAAGAAGGAATACTCCAGCCACTCCGTCCACCCTGGAGTTGTCGTCGGCTTCGAACCTTTTCAGAAGTTGCCGACAATCGTGATCGCTTACGTAGAGCTTAGCTGGAACTCTTCGGATCTCAAGTTTCTCCACTTCAACGCCGAGACCAAGGATCACGAGGTTCTATTGGCCGGAGAAGAATTTGATCTCGACAGAGACCAAATTCTTAAGAGCTTCGACAAGGCCATTGACACCAAACAACGAGAGTTACAGGACTTGGAGAGCAAGAGGAAGTATTTCGAGACCAAGTTCCGGCAGTACTGGTCGCCCGTCCACCTGATTGAAAGAGAGGAGTGAACCATGGCATTCATCAAGATCGACCTGACCCAGACTAAAGAGGGGGAGATCGTCCCAGAGGGACGATATGAGTTGAGGGTCGTAAGAGTGGAGGATACCGAAAGCAAGAAAGGCAACCCCATGACAGTCGTCACCCTCAGGATCGAGGACTCTGACGTTCCTAATCCCCTTCCTATCAACCACTACATCACCTATCCCACAGAGGATCTGCCAGAGAACCAGCAGTATCTCCGATCCCTGGAGATCAAACGGTTCCTGACGGCCTTTGGCGTCAACTATGACTCCAGCGGGTTCGACAGTGAGGACCTTCTTGGCCAGACGGCACACATCATGCTGGTCCAAGAACAAGGGGACGATCACATCATCAGAAATAAGCTCCGACTTCCCAGGCTGAAGGAATAGGAGGGAGAGGGGAAGGCCAACTGGCCTTCCCCTTCCGGTATGACAGAAGATCTTGTCAGGTTCAACATTCGCCTCTCCAGGGAGGTGCATCAGAAGTTGATGCACCTCCTCCCTTGGGGGTTAAGGCGAAACCTCATCGAGACCGTTCTCAAGCTGATCCTAGAGGCAATCGAGAGAGATGGCATCATAGTAGCGGGAGCAATCATGGATGGAAAGTTCGCCCTCCGGATCGAGGACCCAAGACCCTCTCAGGCGACTGAGGGAGTTAAGGAGGCCGTTCCACGAGCTGATCCTAGAGGATCAGCTAGCACTGATCCAAAAGATCAGGGAAGAGCGGATGATCCTCGGGAAGATGATCCGCGAGGAGCGGATCACCCAGAAGGCTAGCCGCAGGCTGGCTGATAAGGCTAGGGAGATCCTAGCGGATCTCGATTCGGAGGAATTGAAGGCACTCTTAAAGAAGGTGAAAGATGAGAACAACACCGGCTGAAGAAGGGGACCCAACAGCAAAGCTGTTGGTTCTCGCTGAAGCTCCTGGAAGAGTTGAGATGAGGAAGGGCCAACCCCTAGTTGGCCCCTCTGGGGATGTCTTTAATGATTGCCTACGGGTGGCAGGTATACCGCGAAATGCGGTATACATCCTGAATGTCTGGCCATTCATGGTTCCAAAGGATAACAAGGAAGATATCCGGGACCACAACAGCGGTGAGCTGTTGTGGCATCACCTCAGGGGTTTCACAGAATTAGGTCTCGAAGAGGCCAAGGAAAGCCTGATGAAGATCAGGCTTTCCAAGGCGAATGTGATCGTCCCAATGGGGAAGGTGGCTTTCTCCCTGCTCCACGGACCTGGAAAACCCAAGCCTATTATGAAATGGCGGGGATCTCCTCTCTGGAGTGAGACCATCGGAAGGAAGTATATCCCGACAATCCATCCTGCGGCCACCCTGCATGGAACCTATCTCTGGAGGTATTTAATCCAAAATGACCTAGCCAAAGCCAAACTGGAGATGCAGACCAGAGGTCTATATCTTCCTGAAAGGGATTTTCTAATAGCACCTGCTTTCGAGGAAGTCATACACTTTATGAGTAGGTGTCAGGAGGCTGCCCTCTTTGCAACAGATATAGAAGTTCTGAACCGCCAGGTTTCCTGCTTCAGCATGGCTCTCTCCCCAAAAGAGGCCATGACTGTTCCTATGGTGGCCGAGGATGGCGGCCATTACTGGCCTGAGAAGGATGAGCTGGACATCTGGCGATACTATGCCAGCTTGATGGCTGATCCGAGGATCAGCAAGATCAATCAAAACATCGTCGGCTTTGATGCTCCCTTCCTATTCATGCAGAATAACATTGTTACTCAGGGCTTCTTGGGTGATCCCATGATTGCTCAATCTATTATGTATCCACAGTTTCCCAAAGGGCTGGATTTCATTGCCTCGATGCACACTAGGGAACCTTACTGGAAAGATGAGGGAAAAGTCTGGTCCAAGAAGAAGGCCCAGGAGGTTCCTTGGGACCAATTCCAGAGGTATTGTGCTAAAGATGCCGCCGTCGCCTACGAGGCCTGGGAAGTTCTGGAAGCTGAAATGGACACTGGAGGATATTGGGAAACCTACAACATGACAGTCGAGATGATGGGCTGCCTGACATACATGTCCGCGAGGGGTTTGGGGATAAACCTGAAAGGCTTATCCCTAACGAGCGCCGATATAGGATCTGAGATCGGAAGGCGTCAGGCAAAGCTCGACAAGCTCTGCGGAAGGGGTCTCAATGTCAGCAGTCCTGCGGACTGTAAAAGGTACTTTTACGAGGAACTTGGCTTGTCCCCGTATCTCGGGCATGGTGGGTCCGTGACCACAGACGACAAGGCCATGGCGAGGCTCGTAAGACGAGCCTCAGCCGGAAGCCAAGAGGCCAAGCTGGTCCAAGAAATCCGAGCCTTGAAAAAGCTCAAGAGTACATACCTCGAAACTGAATTAGATCCAGATGGGAGGCTAAGATGCTCCTGGAACCCCAGAGGAACCTGGACAGGAAGATTGTCTTCCTCGAAGACAATCTTCGGGACAGGCTTGAACCTTCAAAACCTGCATCCCTCTTTTAAGAGTTTTATTGTAAGTGATCCGGAGGATCACAGTGGCAAGGAACCTGAGCTTCACGGAGGAAGGGCTGGTAACTCTGGTCGAGGCCCTGCTGCTGGCGAGGAGCTGCTACGAGCAGAGAATCCAAGGGATTCTCTTGGAGGAGGCGCATGTAACCACGGAAGCCAAGAAGAGGATCAGGCGCTTCCGGGAGAGGGTGAGCATTATTGATAATCTGATCCGGCATGTAGAGTCCAAGCTGCCAAGGCAATCCTAACGGATTGCCAGAGAGAGGGAATAGTATGGCCAGGAATCATAGGGACTTATTCTTTGAAATACATCCGAAGGGGGACATGGATTTTGCGGAAAAGATCCACGAATGGACTCTTGTCCAGGACCCCTTCCTAGCGGGGCAGGCCAGGGCCCTAAAGGAAATCTATCCTGCCGTCATGGCCTGGATGAGAAAAGAGAGTGAGAAAGGAACCCCTCCAGAAGAGGTCTTGGATCTGGGAGGCACTATCGTTGCTAATATCCTGATTATGGTGGCGGAATCCCTTGCCACAAAACCAAACAAGATACAGGTCGCCGAATATATCTGGTACCAGGCATCTCAAACCCTGGCTCTCTGGGCAGGCAAGGAAACCGAGAAGGCATCCCTACGGGATGCCCCCAGGACATTCGATGATCGACACTAAGCTCATCTTGGCATCCCTGCGGGATGCCAACCTCTATAACGGTGGGGATATTGCCTCGAAAGAGGCAATATCCGCCATGACGACAGCCCTGGACAAGGTGCCGTCCCTGAGAGAGAGGCGGATTAATCCCAGGGAATGGGGCAATCAGCGAAAGCTGATTGCCTATCAGCAGCACATGATGAGGATGGCAGGGATCGATGCGGGAGTGATCGATGGCTTAAAAGGACCCCAAACCCTGTATGGACTGGAGAGATGGCAGGACCGCCTCAGAGAGATCCCCGGAGGGGATGTCCCTGCCGGTTCTGCCTCGACTAAATGGCCAAGGCAGTCAGAAGTCCCGAACTTCTATGGGAGAGTAGGTGAGTCGCAAGTGCGACTCATCCCACCTTATCCCTTCTACCTATATGACACGCGACAGCGTGTCACGACAATCTCTGTCCACAGTAAAGTGAAAGATGCAGCAGAGCGTGTCTTTCAGAAAGTACTGGACGCCTATGGCCAGAAACAGATCCACGATCTCCATCTTGACAGGTTCTTCGGCTCCCTCGCGGTTCGAAAGATGCGTGGAGGTTCTCAATGGAGCATGCACTCATGGGGCATCGCTTTTGATTTCGACGCTAATCGTAACCAGCTTCGGTGGGGCAAAGACAAAGCCGTCTTTGCAAAACCAATATATGATAAGTGGTGGGATGCCTGGGAGTCAGAAGGGGCAGTTAGCCTCGGCCGAGAGCGGAATTACGACTACATGCACACCCAGTTTGCCCGCCTCTAGCGAACCCCTGGTTCGCAAGAGGCTGGCTTTTAGGCCAGCCGAGGAGAGGAGATATGCTGACCATCACAAGCAGCACCGGAGAAAGAGAACCTCGATTGCGAAAGCAACTGAGGAGGATGATTGAGAGGTATGGGGTCAATGCTGTTCTAAGGGAATTCACTGAGGTTGCCTCGGAATGGGAGGCCCGCTGTACTAATGAGTGGCAGGATTTCCATTCGGCCGCAGAGTGGGGAAATCTAGCCGATGCCCTGGACGCCTTGGGCATTTCTGAAGGAGATGACGAATGAGAAAGATTGGTTTCGGAAGATACAAAGATTCAGATCCCGACGATGTTCCTGAGGACTACCTCAAATGGTTTATATCAGACTCGTATGAAAAGGCAAAATACTGGGAGGAGGTCCTGAGGAGGAGAAACAAAGAATATGCCAGAGCATCCTGGGAAACCAGGATGCTCAAGATCGGCTACATGACCCTGATGAGGATATATGATCCAGAAGAAGGAGGGAGTACCCAGGACATTCAAGAGATCAAGAGAGCCTATGAGAAGTTAAAGAGGCTTTGTGGAGAATGAGAATGCCTAGATACACCGTGGGGGTCACTAAAACAGTAACCTATACCGCCGAAGTGGAAGTGGAAGCTAAGGATGAGGAGGAGGCCGAGACCTTGGCCATTGCCATGGCTGGGAAGTATGACGATTGGGAGGAGGGAGATGTCTATCTTGATGTGAATGAGATTGACGAGATGTGAACCTTTGGTTCACAGATGGGCTGACCGGAAAGAGCCCCCAGGGGGTGTTTCCTAAAATAACCCTATATAAGAGAAAACCCCCACGGGGCTTTGTGGGGGTTTTCTGGAGGCAGACCTGTTATTTTGAGGGGTCCACCCCCTGGGGTAACATGGAGTATCGCATAGTGGTCAGCCCCCTGTCAAGCCCCCTCTTCATCCCTGTCGGGATAGGGGTTATTTTAGGAAACACCCCCTGGGGGCACATTCCGGTATGGAGGAGTTGGATGTGGCAGCCAAGAGGACCAGGTGAAAAGAGACGGAGATGGCCAAAAAAAGACAACTCCGCTTGGAGAAAGATATTCCTGAATCCCATTGAGGAGCAGCGGATGAGAAAAGAGGCGAGGAGAGTTCTGGAAGAACTTTCCGAGAAGGCCGATCGGAAGGATGCGAAGGGAGAATATTGATGAAGCTAGTGAAGTTTAAAGAGTACGAATATGACTTCGCAGAGGGAAGATGGTACAGCCATGGGGATACCTGGATAAATCCTGACAAGATTGCCCGACTGAGTAGCGTGAAGCGGGTGAACGAGGACTTTCCAGAAAGCAAGGGAGTAACCTGCATAGACATCCAGAGCGAGCTGATCTTTGTCAAAGGGAAAATGGATGACGTTGCTCTTCTCTTAATAGGAGTGATAGAAAATGTTCCTTGAATTCGACCTGGCCAATGCAGAATGGGTCGTCACTGCCTACTTGGCAGGCGATGAGAACATGATAGAGATTATCCAAAGTGGACGATCCCCCCACATAGCCACGGGAGCCTTGATCTCTGGGGCTCCAGAGGAATTTGTGCTGGAAGAGCACAAACTCCTTGGGATGCAGAGCGATCCCGATACCATCAGATCAATCCGCAAGGGGCTGAAAATCCCGCAAGGGATTTTCATGCCCCGTTCCATGTCCATCCGGCAAGCAGGGAAGAAATCGAACCACGGCCTCAACTATGGGATGAGATACAGGAGGTTCGCCCTAGAGAACGAGATGCCCGAGACGGACGCCAAGCCCATATGTGAGGCATACAGTACCAAGGCTTATCCCGGCCTTCAGGACTATTGGGAAGACACCAAGCGATTGTTAAGGATCAACAATCGGGTTTTAGAGAATTGTTTTGGGAGACGCGTGCGTCTCCTAGGGGAATGGGATCATGAGTTATTTATGGCCGCTTATTCTTTCCGCCCTCAGTCTACAGTATTTGATGTATGCCGCACTGGAATGGTCTCGGCCTTTCTAGACGAAAGGCCAACCTTTCGGCCGGCCGCCTTGGCGGCCCAGGTTCATGATAGCCTGCTCTACGACTATCGATCCAATGAGATCGAGCTGATCTGGAGGTTCTGCATGGAAATGCAGACTCTCATGAGACCGGAGTTGGAGATCACCGATCCCCACGGGGTCAGGCGTAGCCTAACCCTGGGAGTTGATATTAAGGCTGGATGGGATTGGGGGGAGATGTTCCCTATCTCCCAGCCTCAGGACTTCGAGCTGTTCCTGGGAATTCCAGGCCCGTCTCTGCCTCATAGGTCAGAGCCCCTGCCACCATGGGAGGAAGAAGGCCATACTTCTTCATGATGGCGACCGTCTCATCGTCGAAGACGACATAGTTGCTAGTTCCTTTCCCCGCCTTGCGGGAGGGTTGATCGAAATATCGGATACCAGGGATGCCTTGCTTCAGCAAGGCATCCGAGACGCCTGCCGGATCGGCCTCCATCCATCCTTCTTCTGACTCTTTACTCGCCCATGAGGAAAGTCTTTGGTAGGCTTCCCCTGCTGGCTTTTCGAGAAGCTCGCCCAAAGGATCATAGCGCCTGCCGCTTTCATAGTCGGCAAGGATTTTACCATACATCTTTTTAAATTCAGCCTTGCTTCTCGGGGTGTCCGTATTGCTGGGGTCTGATTGCCACGCTATGCGCTCTTTGACTTCTTCGATAGACTTCTTGACATCCCATTTGTTTTCCCTGAGGATTCTCTTTGTCCAGTAATCTGGGTCCATATCAGAATATGTAGGTTTGAAGCCAGGTCTCTTTTCAAGCTCCCTATAAGCCTTAGTGAAGGCCTCCTGGATTTTGGGAGACTGGGCGGAAACTGGCTCATCCCAATTCAGATAGTCGTCGGGATCTCCCCGGACCTTGACTTGATACATCTTGCCAAGAGGCTCAGTCACTCGGCCACTCTGGAGAGCTTCGATAGCATCCATAGCCTTCTTGTCGTATTCTGGGAGCTTCTTGCCCGTTGAGGCGTGCCATTCTGCAAGACGCCTTCTGAGATTTTCAATAGCCTTGTCCTTATCTCCCTTCGCAGTCGTCAGGGCCGCCTTGGCTGTGTAGTCTGGAATATCTTGAGGACGTAGATTTCCTGGAAGGCCTCGGTAGGTTTCGCTAACAGCCTCCTCGCCTGCGAAGTAGAGACCATATCCAAAGGCCTGCTCCCCTTCCCCAGTGCCAATCTTCCTCTTGCTGAACTTGTCAAAGTCATAAGGGGAGCCATGATAGGCGATAAAGCCCTTCTTCACAGATCCATCGGGCATGATCTGGACCGCAAGGCGATGGCCTTCTCCTCTCCAATCCTCTCCTATAGGATTGAAAACAACATTCCCCTCGGCATCGAGAACAGTCGCCTTTTCCCACTTTCCTCCGATCTCCTTGAGAACATCAAGAGGATTTCTTCCTTGGAGAGCAGGATAGGTTTCAGTGGCAGTCTTGGCAGCCGCCTCTGCCCCCTTCCTCTCTCTCCATTTCGCAAAGGCAGCGGCTGTATCTTCGAGGGCTCCTCCCGCCGTCCTCGCTGCTCTCACTGGTTTTGCAATCCTTCCTGGAGGGATCGCCGCAGCTAACATTGCAATATCCTCAACAGGGGGCCTTCGGCCCTCTTTAATGATTGGTGCAGCCACTCCTCCAAGAGCCTGGCCCACATCGTAGCCTCCCATTGTAGGACTGATAGCTTCGGCAACCGGGGCCATAACATCTCGGGGCCGCTCTCCTGGAGTTCGGAGTTCTCCGAACTCCCGAGCATAGGCCTCTGTTCTCTCCGCAGGAGAGAGCATTGGGCTTTCCCAAAGCGCACTCGGACCTTTCGAAGGTTCCGGGGCAAAGACGGTCCCTACCGTAAGCTCAGGGCTTCTTTGGAGGGTTAGAGGCTCCTCGGCAGGCCGCCTGGATTTCATATATTCGGCATAGGGAACGGCGAAAGGCCGTTCCCCTTCAGGCTCAGGTAAAGGGCCCTCGGCTCCCTCTCCCTCAACGGACTGGATTGCCCCTGTAGGAGGCACGTCGAGGCCTAGCCTCGACCTCCAGACATCTCGGAATTGCCCGCTAGTTATATTCTCCCCAAATTGCCGTTTGGCCTCTTTGGGAAGATTTCCTAAGATGGCTTTCTTGGCCCACTCTTCCCCTCGGGCTTTGCCCTCGGATGTAGCCAGCATGCTTTCCCAAGCTGGACGATTAGGGTCTTGAAGATGCTGCTGGACCCCGCCCCACCCTTGTTGGTGGGTGAGGTACAGCTCGTCAAGATCGGGCGCTCTTCCATACTTCTTCTCGAAGTTCTCCATATGACTTCGCAGGAGCGAAGCCGCCGCCATAGAATTGGCCTTAGGGTCAAGGATACTTCCTTTCCCGCCAACCCTCTTGAACTCTTCGGGTGAGAGCTGAAAGAGGCCAGCGTAACTCCCAGTCTGGGCCTTAGGATTCCCAGAACTTTCGATCCGAGCGATCTGTCTCATCCACTCGGGATCGATCCCATAACGATCAGCCGCCAGGGCTATCGCCGAATCGACTTCCCTGGAAAAAGATCTGGCCATGATCTGATTAGAGGAGACTCCTCCGCAGGAATCTCCCTCTCCGAGATAGATTGGATCTCAAAAGAAGGTCTGAAGGAAGATTTGCGGGCCTCCGGAGAGGAGAACCGGAACCGAGCTAGCGGATCTTCAGATCCGCTCAGCCACTTGAGACCTTGATATTGCTCTGGTTGCCTCATGTCCACCAGAGCAGCAGAAGCCAGTCGCAGAGCATCCACAACATCGCCAGGATCATTCTCATTCATCTCTCCCGTATAAGCTCTCTTGACCAGGCGGCCAAAGCCCTCACTGATGGATCGCAAGGCAGGCGGGCCTTCCAGAGGGGTGAAGTCATCCCCATCCTCCTCGGCAATCTGTCGGGCCGCGGCAAAGATTGCCTTAGCGATATTTGCCCGTTCTGGTTCAACGCCTTCCCAGACATCCACTCCTCGCTCTGGTTTTCCCTTTTTCTTTTCCTGCTCCTTTCTCTTTTCAGGCAAGGTTTTCTGGAATTCCATATGGAGATCGCGAAAGCGATCTCCCCATGGTCGGTTACGTTCCATATAGTCTTGGAATTCCTTGTATTCCTCCGTCGTTATACCATAAGGGTAATTAGGGTTCTCTTCTTTCGGGTCAACCAGCCAGTCCTCTTCCTTTTCTACATCCTCATCCTTGAGGCCGGGAGGTTTAGGCTGCCGCCTTTCCAATTCCCTCTTTGCCTCAGGAGATAGATCCTCGTATCTCAAACCCATTGTCATCTCCTCCCAGGAATAGCCGGGGCTCTTCTCTCTCTCGGAATACCTCCCACCTGGAAGGCCCCTGCCTCTTGGCCAGGAGCCCCTGGAAGCTGCACGCCGATCTGTTGCTGAGATCTTAAAGATCGGCCCAATTGAACAAAGGTATCCTGGATATCCTTGATCTGCTTATCTCGGATCATCCTCTCTTCCCGAGCTATGGCCCTTTCTTCCCCTCGGGCTTGCCTGGCTTCTGATCGCTCCTGCCTGGCTTCCCCACGTCTTGCCATTTCTTGCCTTTCTTCTGCCCTGGCTTGTTCTGTCCGAAAGGCGGTCCTTTGCTCCCTTTGGAAGGAAAGTTCTTCTTCTGCTCTTCTTCTGACATTGGCTTCTTCCTGCTCTGGGGTGATACCAGTCCTAGGGACTTTGGTCCCCGGAAAGGCCGTCTCGACTTCTCCTGGAGCTGTCCCAGGAGAGAAACGCCCTGGACCCTCTGTAACTTTTATCTCCTTTCGCTTTATTCCTTCAGGATTGAGGCCTCCTTTCTTGAGGGCATCCAGAGATGGCTGGGTGAACATATGCTCGACGGGGATCTCCTTTCCAGTCTTGGTCTTTGTCAAGGAAACATAATCCTGGTAGGTCCTGCTAACCAAGTCCTGAAGAGAGGCTATCATCTTTTCAGGGGTTGGAGATTTCCCTATCTCATCGAGGGCGAAAGCCACGTCAGTGTTGGAAAGAGTATTGGAAGTTTGACCCTTGGAGGCTGCCAAAGCATAGGCCAACGGTACCATCATGGCTCTGACACGAGCATTGATGATGGCAGCCTCTTCCGCTGTCGCCTTGCCGGAGAGGTAACTACCAATAGCATCGCCAATTTTGGCGATGCTAGGGGCATAGAGAGGATCTGTCTTAGCTATCTCATCGAGGACTTTTATCTGGTCAGAGAAAGAAGCACCGGTTATAGTTTTATACGTTCCACCAACGGCAGAGACCATATCCATCCAGGTGGCAGCAAGGTTGAACCGCCAATCCTTCCCTAAGGAAAAGAAGTCCATAGCCTCAGGACGACCTCTAACGAGATCGGCCAACTGATTTGATATAGTGATCGTATCGACCACTCCTCCCTGAGCCTTCCTGATTTCATCGAACATCTTTTCCCTGGCCTGCGGACGGTCAGGAATACGATTCCACCCGGCCTTGTGAAGATCCTCCAGCCTGTACCGCCCAGGCTCTACCCCAAGGATGCCGGGGATTTCCGCCTCGACTTCCTGTCTCGCAGGACCGAGAGCTTCCTTAGGAACAGCCGCTGGGGGCAGCTCCTCCTCCTTCGGCCCCCCGAGCCTAGAGGGCTCAGGAAACGGAATAGGCTTGACAAGAGGCTCTTCCTCTTCTGGCCTCGTGACCGTGGGCTCCCACCCTGTCGTTGGAGCCTTGGGGAAGGTCGCTTGCCCAGGAGCAGCCTGCTTCCCTTTGGGATAGAAACCAAACCCAGCCTCAGAAATGCCGAATTCTTGCTCTTCACTCTCGAAACTGGTGGGGCCCTTGGGCCCCCCTGCCATCATAGGCGGCTGCATCGCCTGAGAAACCATGCTTAGCATGGTTTCTGGGGGAACGGCTCCTGAAAGGAGACCCTTGGCCATCTCACTGACCTGCCCTGGCTGGGCCCCTTCAGAAGTGGCCGCCAGACCACTTCTGATCCTCTCTAGGCTCTGAGGGTCTAGTCCGGCTAGGACATTGATAACGTCTTTGGCGTTCGATCCCTTGGGATCGACACCGATCACTCCGGCCACCTGTCGGAGGCCGAGCTGCCGAAACCCTTTCGGAACAGCAGGATCGAGGGCCCTGACCAGCATTTGAGCAAGACGCAGGTCTTGCCCTCGGCTTTCGGCCTGGGCATTCTGGCCCTCGTGGAGAGCCCTAAGCTCCTGGAGATTTCTAGGCTGCCCAACAAATCCATTGGCCATTAGAAATAGCTCCCGATTTGTCCACCCCCATAGGCTCCGGCCTGCGCCCCAGCCGCAGCTCCTTGTGGTCCTCCAAAATAGGCCCCAACAGCGGCTCCTCCCAAAGCTCCTATCCCAGCTCCAATCTGTGCTTTCTTACTTTGCGCTGTCTGAGCCGCAAATTGCCTCTGGGCCATTAGGAACTGTTGGGGCAGGGCATATCCTTTAGAAACCTGCCCCAAAGCTCCTGCAAAGGTCATAGGATCGGCTATTCCAAACTGCCTCGTAACATCCTGAGCCGTTCCCCTCCGGAACATCTCCTGCTGCTCCCTCGTTAACCCTAGCTGCTCGGCCAACGTCAGTTGGCCAGTCCTAGCTCCAGACCGAAGCTCCTCCGCAGAACGGAAGAACTCCCCTAGGGTCTGAATGCCTGGAGTTGTTGTTTCATACCCTGGCCCAAATTGTTGGGTCAGACGGTTTCTAAGCTCTGTCTCTTGTTCCTTGAGAGACCTTTCGAGGGCGGGGTCAACGGGAAGCTCTCCCTTGAGAGCTTTGAGACTTCTTTCTTGGAAAAGCCCTCGGATCTCTGCTTCTCGCCGTCTCTCAGGAGTATCAATCTCCCTGATACTGGTAATCTGCCCCGTCGAGGGATCTACAGTAACGTCGAATCCTTCCTGCTTGGCGAAGAAAGGCGCCAGAATCAGGTTCTGCTGCCTCTGCTGCTCAATCATCTGCCTTTGCTGATTGAGAAGCTCGACTTGGGCCCTCTGGAGTTGTTTCTCCTCCTTACTAGGCTTTGGAACGTCACCACTGCTCATAGATGTTCCTCCCTCTCCATCAGGAAGTTATCTGTTCTCCAAACATAAAATAGCCGATCTCCTTCAACCCGGTAGGGCTGAAGGCTGGGATGAATTCTCTGAATTCCTTTGTGGATGAAATCACCTTCCTTAGTTCCCAGGATAAAGGTTTCAATTCCCATGGTCCGCATGGCAGAGATATAGGCTTCACAAAGACGGACGGCCGTCATAGTCCTCCGGCGATCCTGGAGGAGGGCTAGAGGCCCTGCGATAATCATCTGGTTACAAATTCGAGTCCCAAGGATGCCGACCAACTGATCGACTTCCCAGGCCATGATGGTAGGGAAGGTTAGACGGACCAAATTTCTCTGATGTGAAACATGCTGGTGCATGTCCAGATTGAGGCTTCGAAGAAGCCTCTGGGCGGCAGCATAGTCCCCTGGATTACTGGCCACCTTGTAGCGGACAGAGAAGGGGCTTATTGTTTCTGTGGGCGTTGCTCCTCCATCCTTAATCTTTGCTCTCGGCGCCATCGTCTTTCCTCGTCCTCGATAGCCTGCCTCTCGCGCTCGATCCTCTCCAACTTCTCCCTCATGAGGGTGATGTCCGTCCGGACGCCATGGAGGGCTATATTCAAATTTTCTTGAACCTTGGCCACATTTTCCAACATCCCAATACGGGATGTCAATTCCGAAATCTCGACCCGGTAGGCGGCATAAGAAACGACCACCGCCGCAATAATCGTCACTATCGTCAGGAGGTGGCCGAAAGTAATTCTAGGGTCGATATGAACGCCCCGGCTCAACGGGTTTGGTCGATCCTTTCCTGCTGCCTCTGGCTCTTCCAATTTTGCAACTCCTTTTCAATTCCGTCCATTCTTTGATGGAGAAGCTTGATTTCTTGTACGATATTCTTCATATCACTTTCTATATCGGAATGCACACTGGCAAGAGTTTCCAAGGCTCCCACCCTGCGGAAGATATGGGAACTCTCCCAATGGAAAAGGGCAGACAGGCCAATAAATCCCGAGATGACGAAAAGAAGAAGGATATAACGCCCCAAGATCATACTATTGTCGTACAGAATACGCATGGCCGAATACTCCAGATCTACTTCTGGTCCTTAATTTCCTTTTCCCAGTCACCGATCCGTTTCTTCAGCAATTCCAGACCCTCAAAAGCCTCCCGGAACTCTTCACCTGTAGCAGATTTCGGAGGATCTTTCCCACCTGTTTTCAGAGGAGAGATATGCAAAACCACGGCCATCGCTAGGAGGGCCGTGGCAATGAGAAGCAGGCCTAGGATCAGGGCAGGACGCCGTTGCACCAAGCACTCCTAAACCCCTCGCATCGGCAGAGGTAGTTCAGGTCGTTGGCCTGAATTCGGTCCCGAAGTGTGCGGGGTATTCCCCTTATCTGCGCCAGATCATCACGCGTCAAGACAATTCGGTGGTACTCTCGGCAGAAGGAGCCATTCCTGACACCAAAGAGATCAAACCCAAAGGTTTCCTGCAACAAAGGAAACCCTGGAAGGGGTTCGTAAGCTTCCACAGAAGTGGCCATCGTAATTACGATGGCCACTATAGCAGCTCGTCTCATTCTTTCTTCTCCTCCTGCTTGCCATGTGCTAGCATGGCCTCCCAAAGATCATCGGCTTCCTTGTCGGAGAGCATGGAGATCTTCCTCAACAGCTCCTTTCCATTGTCAGTGGCTTGCAAGACCTTCAGGGAAGCTTCAGCAACTTCTTTGTCCTGTCCAGCTTGGACGAGGCCGCTCTTCTTGGCCCAGTCCCAGAGGTTGTAGACCAACTTGAGGAGCTGAACCATGTGAGTGACAGAATTCACCATCAGGTTCCTCCCGCTTTGGGAGGCACCTGCTTCTGTCGAATGCTCCATGCCACACCGACAATGGTCATCAAGGCACCAATGATCGCCTCGACGTTGGCCTCTGTCAAGTAACCCATTGAGATTAAATAGCCTCCTCCAAACGTTAGGATATGGCGGACCAAACCAAGGATCATATCGGGGTTCATGTTGGTGTCTCTTCTTTAGGTTTATCCTTATCAACTACAGGCGGCATCGGATGAGGAGTCTCACCTAGCTCGGCAGGCCAGAAGGCTTTTAGCTCCTCCGGAGTTGTAGCACTTACAATCTGAGGAGCCTGAGGCATATCCCGGAGAGATTGCTTCTTTGCAGCAATCTCTCCCTGCCGAACCTTGTCATCAGCTTCGAGAGCCTTGAAGAAGTCAGCATCCAACTCCGTCAGAAGAGGCTTCCTAGCCTCTCGGATCTTATCACCCCAGATCTTCTTGGCCTTCTCCATGTCGATTTCTATCTTCCCTTCCCGAGCTTTCCAGGCGTCCCTAAAGGTTCTGTCTTGAGGAGGGGCATCCATTTCATAAATACCCACCACGGTGGCTTTCTGCTCAGGGGGCCACTTCTCGATTTCTACCTGGGGGTTTACCTCCCTGTCGAGGCAGTTCATGATAGAGACAGATCCATCAGCATGCTCGATGAGAAAGAGAGGCATCATTGATCCCCATGAGCGGCAACTAGGAAGTTGTCAGGATCGACAGCCGTATCTGCCTGATTGATGCACTTCTGCTGGCAAGATGTCGTAGTCATAGAATTGAGTTTAGTGAACCTCTGATTTCCTCCAGTGGGATCTAGGGCGACAGCAGTGACAGAGTAGTTGGCAGAAGAAAAGGCTGTAGTCCAATTCCAGGTTATCAAACCCGTCCCGCCATCTGTCACTGAGGATATTCCGAAGCTTCCTAAAAGATCCCCTGCAACCCCTGCCTTACCCCATGCCCTAGCTGGATAACTGTTTCTCTTAGTCCAGATCTCATAAGAGTTGGCCCCTGCGGACCAGCCTCCAACCTTCCATTTGTTGTCAGTATCCAGCCCAAGGTATTCAGCCCAAGAGCCTGAACGATGAAAAGACATCATCGCAGCCCCGGTGCCATTGTTAAGGATTTCAATCTCCCCAAGACCTGTCGTGGAGGTAGCTATCACATTGTTGCCAGTTGCTCCTCCATTGTCAGAGACAAGCCGGCCATCTAGGGTATCTCCAGCCTTGTTGACAGCGTTAGCAATCGTCCGGACGTTGGCCCCTGTAAGATCCTCCGGATCTCCCGACCCGGAAGAGATGCGGCCCTTGATCCTGTCTTGGGCCATATCTGCCAGTTTGGCATTCGTAATGACATTATCAGCAACTCCGCTTTCCAGGTCAGTTAGGGGAGCAATGTACCACTGCGCCTTTCCCGTGATCCGCTTGATGCAGAAGCGGAGATGTTCCAATTCCACGGCCAAGCTGCCGGCTAGGATCTCCGATCCTAGCCCTCCAGGATCAGAAACAAGCTGGTGCTGAGACAGGTTGTCCGAGTAAGCCCCTGTCATGGAGGGGTTGAGATTAGTGATATGGTTCGTATGGTCAGCATTATAGATGGCAGCAGTTAGCACTGTGCCAGTGGCACGAGTTGTGTGAGAGTAAAGACCAGAACTCATTACGCTGGTCCTCCTCCTATCTTAAGAAAGACAATCCCAACAGGATATCTTGCCTTTTCCCTCTCCGTGTAACCGTCTGGGCTTTCTTCCTGATCCGCTTGGTGCAGTTCTGCAAGAACCGCAGGAGGAAGAGCAGAAACGATGCAGTTGGAGCAGCCGTGAGTTACATGATAAGAGCCATCATCGAAGGCAATCTTGATTTCTGTATAGATTGGAAACCTGACAAACTCCCTGGCCACCACCTTGACAGTCTGCCCAGACCGACCAATCTCGTAACCGATAGGCCTCTCCATCCTCTCGGCAATGACAGTCCCACAAAGCTTGCAGGAAATAGCCTCCATCTCTGCCGATCCTTCGGATCGGCGGATGAAGTTGGGGCATTTGACATACTGATAATCCACCTTACCCTGTCCTTTCATCCATCAGGGACAGCCCGACATGGAAGGAGGCCAGGCTGATATCCTGATTGAGCCCATTGTTCTGCCCCGCCAGCCGGAGCCTTCGCCCAGAGCCAGCCATTCTCTGTCTAACAGAGCTGATCGCCGAAGAAGACAGGATATCTGTATCCAAGATGAAACTCCCGATAGGAGAACCTGTCTGGCCCATATTGAAAAGGATGGTATCTGTCAGAGCATCATCCCAGAAGACTTCTACTGTCAAGTCCCAATTCCCCTTGGGTTCATACGACACCTCCAGGAATTGGCCTGCCTTGGCCCTCGTGGCAATCTGTTGATCGGCAAAGCCGAAATCTGTGTTGGCCGTCTCGAAAGTAATGGGATAGGCCACTCCTCCCTTATTTCGGGCATCTTGATCCATATTCCAAACGAACCCGGCATTGTCTCCTATGGCTGGCCTTGGGACGCCTGCGGAGTCTGGCCTGAGCCATAAGGAAACGCCTATGTCCCTGCGGGACATAAAGAACCTCCTCTGTGGAAGGGGTTCTCCTCCTGGGGAGGGTTCGAATATAGTGACAAATCTGAGATTATTATCATCGCTTCCCAAAAGGGGAAGCGATAACCACGCCTGCTGCTTTCTGGGATACCAAATCCCTTGAGCCCTTCGAAGCTTGGAGAGGTTCGCATTGAGCCTCATGAATGAGCTGATCTTATCGGCTTCCCCAATATCGCTGGATGTGTAATCTCCAAATTCTGTCGTCGTGCTGAGGGCATGAATGCTGCCGACGACATCGGCATAAAGGACATCGTTCTCAATCATGATTATGGTATGCTGATTGAGAGTGCCTACGGCCCTGGTTAAGGGAGTTACTGTCCAGTTAGAAGGAGAAGTATCTCGGGTATCAACCACATAAATGCCCGCAGGATATTTAAAGACCAGCAGAACCCCTCGAAAAGATACAGCCCCAGCAAGAGTATCTCCCTCCCCGGGGAATACCGAAAGGGTTCCCGAACCAGCCCCTGTAAAATCCTGGAAGTTACCAATCGTGCTATAATAGAGACGATGAGGGTCAGAACCATTGCCTCCTCCCCAAAGCCTAAAAGCGTGTACCACGCCAAAGGTAGGAAATGAAGAAGTCCAATCTGCCGGAGGGGTGGAGATTGCGGCCGCTGTGGCCGCATCTCCAATAGCTATCTGGACTTGGTTGGAGCTAGAAAACATGAAGAGTTTTCTAGCTTGCCCTACAGCCTCCCCCCCTCCCACAACAAATAGAGGAGGAGGATCACGAACGACAGATAGCCCACTGACCATAGTAGTAGAGAAAGTACCACCACCTGTATCTTTAAGGATCTTACCCGTGCTGGTAAATACGACGTCTCTATATGCTGCTGCCACCGGCGACCAATTAATTCCCGAGATGATAACTGCTCCTGCTTCGAGGGCTGTGCCATTGAACTTTGTAGCTCCACCTTCTTTTCGGATAATTCCGCCATCCAGCTCTGCTCCATCGACATACAGGAAGTGACCAGGGCCCGCCTGGGAAGGGTTATCCGTCCCAGTAAAGCCCTGCTGACCAACGGGAAAGGGAATTGTCAGTCCCCGATAGCTCATTTTATAGGCCTAGCTGCCGATTGTGTCAATTGCCCTGGTCTCGTGACGATCTTCCCCGCCAGGGGGTCGATCTTGATATTCCTCTTCCTATTCTCCTTTAACATGGCGGCTAACCCCGTTCTGGCTGATAGGGCTATAGCATTAGCCCTATCGTCATTCTTGTCCATGAGGAGATAGGTGAGGGCCATATCCGACAGGACGTGCATCCATTGAGCAGGGACGAGCGGAATGCTCGTTGGGGAGTCGATCAGATCGACGACCTTGGGACGAAAGCGGTACTCTACCCGAAGAGGATAGCCGTCCAGAAGGCCACCGTGAGAAAATCTCACGGTAGCTTCATCCTCCAGGCTGAAAGCCTGGGGAACCCCATAGGTCAGGTTGGCTATAGGATAAAGCTCATCCATTCTCTCCGGGGAAACACCGATGACCCGCCTCGGATCATGGAAGATGCTCATTGGGCCAATGATGACCTGGACAGAGGAGGATAGGGTATACTCTACTTTCATCAGGTAATAGGAGGCACTAGAATTCGTATCATGAGGCCAGGCAGTATCCAGGGTGGCCGCAGTCCCTCCAGCCGTGTGGGTCAGGATCAAGGGAACCGTAGGTTCCCCTTCGATCTTCAGACGCCATCCGGCCACTGAAGTGGCCACTGCGGCCGAAAAGGTAATGGAAGCCGAATTTTTGGTGAGGCTTGCATTACCTGTCTTGACAGGCTCTAGGTTCATGGCGGCTTCGGAACGAAGCCACCACCAATCATCGATATACTCAGGAAGGAATTCGCTGGCCCCGCTAGCGAGGGTCCGATAGACCCGGTTGAGATAACCGACCACTCGGGTATCCCACTTGGAGCCTGTCAGAGCTTCCGAGCCTCGGAAGAGGACATCTTCCTTCAACTCGCGAGTATTGGAGAGAACGCCCATGTGTCTCCCAGGTCACTTTCAGAAGCATCAGGAACCCCAAAATAAGGAGAAGGATTGTGATAGTAGCTGCTTTATTGAGACGTGCCATTCCTTAGAACTCAGGCAAAGTATGTAGCCTATTCCCATGGAGATGATGATGATAAACAGGGATCTGATACTATGCTCCAACGATCACCACCCTCAAGGCTGTTGTCCCGTCACCTGCGGTGACTCTAGGTCTGACAAAGAGAGTATTCTCCAGAATACCCGCTCCGGGATTGGCAGACGTGAGAGAAATGACGGCAGAGCCATCTTCTTTCGTCAGAGCGAACCAGTTGGAACCATCATTGCTTCCTTCGATAGCGACGGCCCCTCCGGCACCGAAGGTGCCTGTGGCATGGGCACTCTTGGAAGTCCATCTCGCAAGACGGGCAGAATTGCCAGACTCGGCGTTGGCAAGAGCGCCAATCCAGTCAGCTTGGACTATTCCCTCTTCTGGGAAAGTTGTGAGAACCGTTGCAACCATTTCTCACCTTTTCAGTTTCATGTATAGCATCTCACGACGAACCAGGACAGTGTTAGGAACCCCTTTATTTCCCCATCCCCGCATTGTGTCCTGAAACTCAATTCCCTGGGACGCCCTCTTCTTGCTTACTCTGAGATAAGGAATAAGCGCCCTCAGAACACCCCCTGCAAAGGGCCCCGACCATGAGAGAGTATAGACAGTCCTTCCTTTCTTATGCCGAACCTGAAGAAGTCCATCGTAATCCACGACAGCCTTGACCCACTCCAGAATGCCCCTATTCATGTGACAAACGCATATCAGGAGGGAGTACTTATCACCCTTCTTTTTCTTTACTGTGATATTCCCTGTCGCATCAAAGAGACCAGCTATGTAAGATATGTTCAGATCAAAGGCCGTCATCTCTTCGAGATGACTGGATCTCCGACCTTTAGACCCACCTCTGCTCTCACCTTAGGATTAACTTTGGCCAACTCCTCAGCCAACCACTTCGGCCTCATTTCAGGAGGGAGAAGCTCGCCGTTCTCTGTGTAGAACTCCCCATTTTGGACGAAGACATAGACTTGACTTAGCTCGTCTTCTGTCCTCCGGCCGAGCCGAAGGACTGGGCTAGACCGGATAAGAACGGCCGGAGAACCGTCATTAGCCTTCTTGTACTCGTGAACTTTCGACAGAGAGAGTGTCATACTTAGGCCGACAGAACAGCGTTGGTATTGTTAGCCAGGCTCTCCCAGGAGGGATCAAACTCGGCTACGATATCCCCCACGCCGGCTGTCGCCGCCGTGGTGACATCGAAGACTATATGTTCTCCTGGTTTAACGAGCTGATCTAGATCCTCAACATAGGCGAGCTTGCCCGCTGTCTGCGCCAGCGGAACAGTTATTGTATCAACGGTGGTCTGCCCCGTTGCAGATCCGGCTGTCGGTCGGTGACGAATTGTCAGGACAGGAGGGGTGACAGTCATATCCGTGGATACAACGACAGCCACAGCTCTGAGCTTCATCGGACGTATTCCAGGAGAATACGTCAGTTTGATGCCCGTCGATGAAAAGGCAGCAGCGATGGCCGAGACATATTCTTTCTGGTCAGTGTAGGACATCATGGCCTCTCATCAGGTTGAGGAGACATGGACAATGCGAGCTTCGCCCGCATTGCCAGTGTCCCAGATGATGTCGAATTCCAGGATGCCGTACCAAGCGACAGCCCGTGATCTGCCGAAGTCGGAGGGAATTGCGGCTCTCAATTCCGGGGTCATAGCCTCAGCCAAGGCGGCGGCGTCTTCCCCGAAGACAACCCCTTCTCCCAGGACAGAAGAGGTTCCGATCTTGCCAAGGGCCTTGGCATGGTTCGTTTCGATGAATCTAACTCCTTCGATCTGGCCTACCTCCCCAGTGTACTTGGCTTGAGGATCGGTGTACTTGTGCCACTCTTCCCACTTGGTGTCCCTCTTGAGACCCCTCAATCCCAAGGTTCTGAAGATCCCAACATAATTATCCCCCTCATAGGGAGGAACAAAGAGAGTATCATACATATAGTCACGAATTTCTTCCACATGGAAGAAATTCATGTTGGCGGTCGCTGACGCTCCCGGTGTTCCATTCGTGGTGATATTATTCGAGCTAGCTCCAGTGGGGACATACTTGACCTGGGCCTTCTTAAAAGCCGCAGCAGCCTTAGTATCCAGAACCAGCCTCATCTGATCTCGAAGCTTGGACTGGATAGGATTCTCCAGATCGTACTCACTGAGATCCTGGGAAAGAGACGTATAGGGAACTGCTCGGCCAAGTTCCTTGACGACGATCGACTTTACCGATAGGTCGAACTCGTCTTCCGGAATTCGGGTCAGCTCGTCCAAGTCCGCCGAGACAGGTTCCGTGATATTTCTCACTCTGGTGAGAGTGACACTCTCACCCTTATTTCGACCGAAGCCGTCTACAGGTCTTACATGATCTGCGAAAACGGAGTTTTCGATAGCAGCTTCATAGAGCTTCATGGACAAGGCATGTTGCTTGTAGGTGCCTGTCGGGGCATCGAAAGTCCATGTGAAAGTGGGCATTTGCAGATCTCCGGCTTGCCCTTATCAGGCGGCCTCACCTCGGCGTCTCCGGGCCCTCGCCTTGAGGATGTCAGTGATACTTTTGACTGTTTCCTCCTCGGGCTCCTTCGGAGCCCCCTTCTTCCCGGAAGGAGGACTGGCTCCTTCAGCTCTGGCCTTGGACTTCAGTTTACCTGCCGAGCCAACATATCGCAATATCCTTTCTCGGGTTAGTTCCGCCAGCCTGTCGTAGCCCTTCTCGACGGGCATATCGGCCAAATCCTTCAGGTTTCGGTCGAGGATCAACTCCACCAGATCGCGGTCATTCCTCAGATCGCTGTGGCGGTCGTAGAACCCCGACCAGAATTCTGTCCTGCCCCTGTCCTGCTGGTACTCGGCCCTGAGTTGCTTCGCAACTCGTTTGCCGGCCATGTCCATCATCTTCCGGACGGCGGCCTTAGGATTGGCGAAAAGCTCCTTCTCCCAGTCCGGCTCCTCCTCCTCAACCTCCTCCGTCGGTTGAGGAGCCCGAGGCTGGACCTGCCTTCGTAATTCCCTGTTCTCGTTTTCCAGGCTATCTAGCCTTCGCTGGATGGACGAAAAGTCAGGCTTCTCCTGAGGCTGAGGAGGGTGCTCCAGGGGAAGCTCAGGCTCCTCGTCCTCCTGCGGAGGACTTGGGATAGCCGGAGATCCATGCTGTGGTTCCGAAGGAACCACTTCTTCAGCTTGGCTTTTGGGCATTGACCTCTTCCTTGGCAGCTTGGTTTCCTCTCCTGACCTTGCTTTCAAGGTCAGACAGCATATCCATGCAGAGGGCCATCTGGGCGGCAATTCCCAGCAAAGCCGGGAATTCGGCCTGCCGGCTTCGGTAGAGCTGGGCCATGTTGATGACTAGCATCTGGATCTTCTGGTCAATGTAGGGACGGATAATGCCGGCGACCATGGCGGCCGTCCGGCCTTCCTGCATCGCCATCATCCTCATGTCCTGCTTGTCAACCATCCTCAGGCAAACTCTCTGCCGTCCACCTTCATTCCTCTCGGGAGCCAGAGGTTCGAAGAACCTCTCTTGGAAGTCTCGATCTCCTGAAGCCTCTCCAGGAGAAGGGCATTAATCTCAAGCATGATCCAGAAACCCTTCTGAAGGAAAGCCTGTCTAGACGCCAGATTATCCAATGGTATACGGCTCTTATTCCGATAGAACCAAATTGCCAGGTCTGCGAGACGCCGTTCAAGCGTCCTGTTTCCCGAGGCGGTGGCATTATGCAGGAGATCCTCTATCAAGCCTTCCGGATTCATCTATCCTTGCTCATTGCTGTAGCTGAGGGACTGAACTCTCCCATGTTGACCTTATGCTTCGAGATGACGTTCGTAGCATCCCGGCCTGTATCCTTGCCCAAAGATGTATCTTTGGGCGATCCCTTACCACCCAGGATCTTCCCCCTGGCGTTTACGTTGGCGTTGCACGATGTGGACGAGTGGGGACCTTTTTCCTTCATGTCTCAGTACCTCCTGTTCCGCAGGCGGCGTGGCCTTAGGATTGTCATAGGGGAAATCAACTTCTGCCTCAGGAGGAGGTGGAGGTGGAGGCTTCCAACTAGGGTCCGGGAACCACTTCACCTTCGGCGAAGTGCCACCAACTACGATTGCCTCATAGATCGGAATATCACTTCCAACTGGAACAAACTCCCAATCAGGATGGATGCCAGTGTATTCGATGTTATCCAAGGGGTAGGATTTCGCCTCCAGGACGATGACATCTTTCAAGACCAGACGAGCCAGATCAGGTCGCTGGTCAAGAAAATCCAAAGATAGAGAGAAACGTCCAAATCTTCGATCTTTCATCGAAAAACTCCCAGATTTATGAACCTCCATCACTTTCCTCTTTTCTTCCCCTTATGTGTTCCTTTGATAGTACCTTTATTCTGGCTGGCATAGAAGACCTGCTCGCCCTTCTTCTTGCCATACTGCTCTGCCATGGCCTTCTTGATCTTCTTCCCTTTCTTGGTGAGGGGCATCTTGTTTCCTCCATTCCTCCAGTACCGGAATGCCACCCCCATGGGGCAGCTCAGGTCTAGAAACATATCCTTCCCTCCCCCTGCCCCCTCCAAATGAATTTCTAAAGAAATTCATTTGGACCCTATTGACACGCCCTGCCGGCCATGAGAGGCTTCTCTTACCCCCGTGGGGCGGCGACGGCTCAGAAACATACTGACCGATCCCTGCTCCCAGGGAAGAGCCCTCATCGAGGGCTCTTCTCATTCTAAGCATTCCCTGGCATGCCAGTCAATGGATTTGCTAGCTGGTTGATTTTGGCTGCCTCGGCTGATCCTGCGTTTCCTGGCGTGCTTTCCGTTCCTGCCGGAGCAGCCGCCCCACCTTGGCCGGTGGCTCCCATCGCTTGGCCGATGGCCGCAGTTTCTTGGACCTCTTGTTGAACCTGCGCGATTTCATCTTGATCCTTCTCCATATCGTCAGGATTGATATTCAGGTATTGCATGAGCTTCCTGAGATGCTTATCTCCTGAGTACCGCATGATGAAGGCCCTGGCTAGGATAGGGTTCATCATAGTCACTTGCATGAGGGAAATAGCTTTCTGGAAGTCCTGGGCCCTAGCAAGGGTCTGAGACAGGCCAAACACCTTGAATTGGCTCTTCTCACTGAAAAGGGCATAACGCTCTTCTGGGGAGGCCCGCATGATGAGCATGGCCACTCTGGCGTCTATGATGCTATTCCAGGTGTGCTCTGGGATGTCATCTGCATTCTGCAAGAGTGTGAGCCAGGCCTTTCTAAGGAGGGGCTTGATGGCACATGTTTCGATATCTCCTATGATGCCGTCAAGCGTCACAGCCTGCGACTGTGTTACTTCTATCACCTCTGTGGCCAACACTCGCCTTGGCGGGAGTTGGCCGACTTTCATCTCATTGGTCAGGACAGCGTTGTTGAACTCTCTGTTGAGGGCTTCATAGACGGCCATGGCGTCGGCAGGGACGTTTCCCGTACTAACAGTCTCAAGAACCTTGGCATTGTGGGGCAAGGTCTGTTTGACGCCAAGGGTGACCCCCTGCCTAACTCCTCCTGCCACCTGACCCGGATCTTCCAGGTCTTCGAGCCTGAGTTGTTTGATTCCCCAAACGGCGGCAAGGCCGCCATCGAGGATGAGGTTGAACAACTCATTAATCGCAATGTTGAGATCGCTTCCATGGTCATAGAGGGCCTTATGCCAGACACTCTCTGGCACCCGGATGATGGGGGCCACTACAAAGGGAGACTCTTGATGCCAGAAAGGATTAGGCTCAGGAGGCCGAATAAGGTACCTATCGTTAGCAATAGTACACACGCAGTTACTATGCGCAACAGTCCCGTCGTCATTGAGGAGGGTTCCCCAGAACTCATCGAGGACCACTCGCTTTCTGAAGGAGGGGGTGGTTGTTTGAGGCTGATTACGAGCCCTATCCTGTCGTTTCTCATCTTCTGGCCTCTTGAAGTCTGTTCCGATCAGTTCCTCCACCGCCGCCATATCATAGAGGCCATCCTCGGCAGAAGAGACAACCTCGTGAAGATCCTTCTCAACAGTATGGATCTCGTAAAGGCCGTTGCCGGTGGGATCAGGGAAATAATCTTCCGGCCTGACAATATCAATCCTAAGCCGCCATACCTTCTCTTCTTCCCACTCAAGTTCTCCATCCTCCTTAGTGGCCCTGGTAGGGGGTTTGAAGGTGGGACGGCGGATATCCCTCATGCCTCCGTGAACCTTGAAGATCATGAGACTTTCCAGGAGGCCCATCTTCACAGCATCAGATAGGACCACGGGGAATTCCGTCGTCTTGTTATTCTTCAGCCAGAGATCCTTCAGGAAGCATTTCAGGACCTCTCGAACCTGGGCCCCATCCACCACCAGGGAGAGAGACCGATCTAACTCGATGGAGAACCAATCTCCGAAGGAGATCAGGCCCTTCTTGACGAAAGAGCACATCTGCTCGACGGCGACAGGGCCCTTGGGAATGAATTCCCTAGACTGGCCCTCTTGCTTGTGGGACCAATCCTGGATGCCTAGATAGACATCTCTGTTTCGACGGTTCTTGATGAGACGATCAGTCTTGGCCTCTTCAGCTTCTGCCTTGAAGCGCTTGACCGCCTGGATGACGGTCAAGTTGGGATCGTCCTTATCTAAGGGAATATCCTTGCCGGGACCTTCCCTTTGACCCCTTCTCCATCTAGCGTCTTGGGCCACCGTGTTTCCAGTTCGAGTAAGAGGGGGCCTTTAGATTGGGCTTTGTGGAGGCTCGAAGAGACTCCACATGGACACACTTGATGTGCACACCAATCAGCCTTTCGATGTCAGTACCTAGGATGCACCCGCAGGTATAGCACCACTTATCATCGTGGCCCCGCACCGGCACTTTCTCTTCCGAAGGCATAGCCGGGAACTCCTAGGTTTACCGTCTTCCTTGAGTGATCCGAAGGAGGACTGACCGGCTGCTCATAGGCGATCCAGTACCCCAGGGCATCCGAGGTATGGGTCCGCCTGTAGTAGGGATCTTTCCTATTGGTACTCTTATATATCCCCCCAGTCTTGCTCCGCAAGACCCCATCCAGATCTGCGATCAGCTCTGTGCAGGAGGGATCGATTTGGAGCCTGATGGCTCCTCGTTCGTCTTTGCATAGCCTGTTGATGGAATTGATCCTGTCGGTCACTCGGGGATTGAGGGGAGGGATCTTCAGATTTACATTCATCCGGTGGGATCTCATCTCCTGGAGGACGATGTAATAATCCGATTTTCCAGTCTGTCCGGTTCTTTTGTTGCAGGTTGCATCGCCATAGAGCCAGACTTCCCCCGTGTGGGCCCTGTAATACTGGGCAAACAGGTCGCACATCTCGGGGATCGAGGCTTCATCTATAACCAATTCCCTATAGACCCGGTAGATTTCCCCATCCGTCTGGCCCACCAGGGAGACCATAGGCTCGACGTTGAAATCCCAGGTCCAGCAAATAGGGCGATAGGGGGACATTTCCGGCTGAACACGGACATGAAGCTCCTTGCTGAAAGATCCATAGGCTCTAGCCCCCGACATTCCGGGCAACCACTCTCCCTGGAGCCTGATTTTCCTCGAAATGCTCCCTTCCGGGTAGATTGACTCCAATCTAGCGATCTCGTCTCGCGAGATCGCTGGATTGTCGTAGATAGAGGCCCCAAAGACACCTGCTCGGGACAGATTTCCCGCCAACCAGGGTTTTATGATCTTTTCAAAGACCCAACTTGGTTGACTTTGCTTTCCCTCTGGGGGCAGCAAAGTAGCCGTACAGAAGAAGATAAGGGGTCTAGCACCAACTCTGATGACAGATTCCTCATAAATCTCGAAAGGATGCTCCTCATCCATGTGAATCCAGTCTTTTTCGGCCGAAGCATACTTCTTTCGGCCGCTTTCTGTCGATTTGAAGCCGATTATGGAGCCATTTTTCAGTTTTAAGATCTGTTCATCCGGTCTCCAGTCCTCAATTTCCCTTTCTGGGATGAAAGGGGCATGTGCCTGCCCCGCAGGCACATATCCATTGTCGAAATACTTAGGTTGGATCGTATCCCTGGCTGTGTTCCAATCCAGGCAGGAAACCCATCCTGAGGTGGCTCTGTCTCTTACTTGGACCCCTCCAGGCTGGATTTTGTCCCTAATTCGGCCATATCGGGCCAAATGGGAACCGCAATAGGCCCCGGCATCGCTCTTTCCAGACCTATTTGAGGCTAAAAACCAATTTTCCATCTTTTCGGCCCCCAAAACAGACCGAATGAAGGGTTTTTGCCTTTCATGGGGCCTAAAATTGAGCAAAGGGTCATCCGCTCTCCTATCGGAGAGCGTTTTCACAAGGAGGAGGAATTCCTCCTTGTCAGCTCGAAGGTCTCCAGCCATCTCAGTCATCGTAGGACGACCTCCTCAGTCGCCCCGTCGGCAAATTCAACCCCTCAACCAAATGTTGGGCATATTCGCGGTGTCCATCGTGTAGGTTGATGCACTTTCGTCGGCTGGCAGAGCTGCATAAGTAAAAGATCTGTTCAGAGCCCCATAGGTCGCGTTGTCGGCATGTTGGCCGATCACAAATGCGGCATTATCAGCCCAACTATTGAAGCTAAAGGTCACATCACTGACCAGAGCCAACCAATACCAACTATTGTCGCTGACGCTCTGGCTAATAGTGATTTCCTTGACGCCCGTCGTGCCAGGATCGACAGTGCCCGCATCCAGAACTAGCGTGCTCGGGCGAGCATTGGCATTGTTATAGATACCAAGCCGGACGGCTCCCGTCCCGGCGACATTCACTCTAATGCCAATCTTAGTAGCAGTTCCACCCTTTCCCACAAAGACTGGCGCCACCCAAAGCTTATTGGCCCCAGTTGATTGACTACCCTGACTGACCCCCGCTGGACAAATGTAGATCGTCGACGCGATCTTTTTCATGCCGTTGATGTCGGAGCCACCACCGCCTGCGGCCGTGATGGTGGTGTCGGTAATGGTCAAGCCGGAACCAGCAGTGAGAAAGGCCATGGCCCCTGCCGAGTCATCCCAGAAGAGAAGCCGGTCGGCATTGGGATCAGTTAGGCTTGCACCCGTCCCTCCATCGGCCAAGGCCACATCGGTGCCTCCAGCCCGATAGAGGGCATTGCCCTCTACTGACAGATCCCCAGCACTGAGTCTTGCCAGCGTTGTATCAGTGGCATGTCCAATCTCAAGAGTTGTAAACTGTTGAGCTGCGGTCCAGCTATTAACAAGGCCAAGGATATAATCTTTGATGTAGGCAGGGGTGACATAGCGGTTGTCTGTCGCCCCAAAGGGCGACCTGGCGGCAGGGAGCCGATCTGTGGCCGTCGCTGTGAGCCCATCCGTCAGGGCAGATATCTTGGTGTCGGCCATCTCACGCCTCCAGCATCAGGCCGCTAGAGCCATCTTCCAGAAGAATATTGCTCGTGCCATCTTCCAAGAGGATGTTGTCCCCAACGGGAGGAGGCCCGCCTCCTCCCCAACCAAGGGCATGTTTTACATCCCGCTTCCTCTTCAATCTGAGGCTTTCCAATCGCCGTTGGGTCATTCGATCTTGATCTCCACCCCGCCATAGCGGGATCTGCTGACCCGGATGTCCCCAGCCTTCCGGATGACAGGAGGGGGCAGGGGCTCGGGAGGAGGAGGTTCATCTACCTCCCCCCTGGTATCTACAAGGCCAACTAAATCGAACTCCTCAGGGAAGTCAACGTCCGCCATCAAGGAACCTGGAATTTCTTCCAGACCCTCGATTTCCCCGATCTGGGCTTCGAAGAAGCCTTCTTCGAGGACTTCTTCGAGATCCAGGAAGGTCTCTAAGGGAAGAAGAATGAGGGGTTCCTCGATCTGGGCTTCTTCGAAGCCCTCAGGCTGGACGAGATCCTCCCCAAGGACCTTCTCGATGTAGGCCTCAGCCTCTATCAGGATGCCGTCCGGAGCTTCTAGCTCTACGAGGGCTTCTTCGAAGCCGTCTTCTTCGAGGATTTCCTCGATATAAGGGAAAGCCTCTAGGCTTTCCGGAGGAAGTTCTTCTGGAGGAGGAGCCTCTTCCGTTCCGATTAGATCGTGGGAGAACGGAAGGCCATAATCATACCAGCCCTCAGAGAGGATGGTCGGATCGAACCAAGCCTCAGGGCGCAGTTCTGCATCAAAGGAACCTATCCGGGCCATTCACAGTCTTAATCCCCAGTACGCTTCAGGACTAAGCTAGTTCCTGCCTTGACTGTGCTTGCCACTGCCCCCTCCGAGCCATGCCACAGCTCGATGTCGCCATCTACAGTGACAGTCAGCAGGCCATCAATCATAGTCAACATATCGGCGTTGGCAGTATCAACCAGGATCGTTGTGCCCCAACCGGCCGTGCTTTTCGCGCGGGCTGTGAAACAATTGTAGATCGCACAAGCCGCTAGAACCTGATCCTGATCGGGCGAAGCATCTGAGGAGGCACCTGAAGTGCCTCCAAACAAAACATTGGCAACAAAGGAGGTCACTGTCCCAGAATGATTGACACTTAACCTTACTCCATTCGTAGTTGCTGAAGATTGATAGAGGACATAATATTCGAAGGCGAATGTTCCCAAGCCTGTCGTCAGGCTAAGGCCCGTCACCTCAGTGGGAGTTGCCGTTGAGTTGGACTGGTCGGACGTTAGCTTCTTGGTTCGGATGTTGGGAGTCAGATCGGTCGTCTTGAAGAAGCCAGCCCCCTCGACATATTGAAGCTCCTCACCCGCATTAAGAGTTTTCTTGCAAAGCTCGAAATCGGTTCCTCCCTGGTCGAAGACAACCGTTACATCTACCGATCCAGAGCCAGCCTTGTTCCGGACATGGATAGTTTTGACGTTCCTCTGAACACCACTTCCAGGAGCAGCAACGATATCAGTCGTCGTTGCAGAATTGATAGCTTGATTTTGCCTGCCGGGAGTGACTGTGGTGCCATTATAGTCCATGAAAGAGCAATGGACATCCACAGTAGCTATAGCACTTGTGACAAGCTGGATCTTGTCAGTCGTGGTCGTCAGAAGAAGCATTAGTCTTCCTCAATGACGACGCTAAAACTCATAGCCTGATAGGTTGGACCAGAAGGGGCTCGAACGGAGATGTTCTCGCCATTTCTAGCCTCCATGATATAACCTTTTGGGGGTATCCACCTGTTGGCCCCGCCCAAAGCGTTCCAGCCAACGACCTCATAGTTGGTTTCTAAAGTTGGTTGGGCCGACCAGGTTGTGGCCGTCGTGAAGTTGGCGGCAGGCTGATCGGTATGATCGGCCTTGCTAGGAGTAATGGCACCACCTGCGGTGGTGCCACCTGTGGAACGACCGACTTGGAGCTGTTGGGCAGCACTGGTCGTTCCTCTACCGGAGACAGAGATCTCGGCCACTCTGATCCGGCGATTGGCTCCTGAGATGCAGGTCAGAACGTCGTTTCCTCCAGTGGGAGTGACGGCATCACGGGCTACGACATACCTGTTTCCCATTTCTCCCTAGCTCCCATCTCGCGGGTCTAAAAGCACCTGTGGATAACGCGGCCGGCCCGTCAAGGGGCCATAGAGGCGTGGTAAAATGGGCGGTCGTCCGTCAGTAGACGGACATTTGCGCCCATTGGTCTATAGGGAGAATACCATGCCGGGACCGCAAACACCAGCCTCTATCTCAACCTTCCAACAACGCTATTGCCAGCCGGGAGAGACTTATCGGGAAGTCTGCAACCGAGTGTCTTCCACCGTCGCAGAAGACCCTAGCCACTATAAGGAATTTAGGGAGATTATGTTAGGCGGGCACTTCTTGCCTGCTGGAAGGAACCTCACAGCCCTGGGAAGCACCAAGCGCGTTACAGCCTACAACTGCTTTGTCTCAGGGACGATCTTCGACAGTTTAGATAGCATTATGACTCGTCTTGGCGAGGCCGCCAAGACGATGCAGATGGGAGGAGGAATTGGTTACGATTTCTCCACTCTCAGGCCCAAGGGAGATCCCGTGAGGAGTGTCCAAGGTCGGTCCTCCGGACCTGTTTCATACATCAGAATGTACGATGCTATGGGGCAGACGATCTCCTCGGCGGGAGAGAGGAGAGGAGCCCAAATGGGTATCCTCAGAGTAGACCATCCCGATATTGAGGAATTCATCCACGCCAAGACAACGCCTCAGGCGTTGTCATGCTTCAACCTCTCAGTAGCTATAACCAACAAGTTCATGGAGGCAGTCATTTTCGACCAACCCTTCGAGCTGGAATTTGAAGGTCGAACCTATAGAACTGTCAAGGCTAGGGACCTTTGGGAATCGATCATGAGATCGACCTGGGACTGGGCAGAGCCAGGGGTCATTTTCATAGACCGGATCAACGAATTCAATAACCTCGCATACTGCGAGGTTATTGCGGCAACAAATCCCTGCTCAGAACAACCTCTCCCTCCCTACGGAGCCTGTCTCCTAGGCTCTTTCAACCTGATCTCCTACCTGATCCCAGCTCCTCGGCCATCTCTGATGGCCGAAAGGTGGCATTTCGACTGGGAAAGCCTCGATGCCCATATTCCTGTAGTCGTCAGGGCTATGGACAACATCATAGATATCGCCCTCTACCCTTTGCTAGCGCAGAAAGAGGCTGCTTTCGCAACTAGGAGAATGGGCCTAGGAGTGACGGGGCTGGCTAACTGCCTGGAAGCTCAGGGGCTTCCTTATGGAAGTCGAGACTTCATCTCCCGGATGGAGGACATCCTGGATCTCATAAAAACTCGTGCCTACTCAGCTTCGGCAGATCTAGCAGCCCAAAAAGGTACTTTTCCCCTCTTCGAGGAGGAAAAGTACCTGGAGAGCCCTTTTATCAAGAACCTAGAACCCTGGGTTCAGGAAAAGATTAGAAGAAATGGCATCAGAAATAGCCACTTGACAAGCATCGCCCCGACGGGAACGATCTCGTTTTGCCTGGACAACATTTCCTCAGGCATCGAACCGACATTTGCTCCGCAAATGTCAAGGAAGGTGCGGGGACTAGGAGATGTCGAAGTCGTAGACTTCGGAGTGGCAAACCTAGGGACTTCCCCGGTCACTGCTGACGCAGTGACCCCGGAGCAGCACATAGATGTCTTATGTGCCGCACAGCGGCACATAGATAGTGCTGTTTCCAAGACCTGCAACGTCCCCTCTTCCACCTCGTGGAAGAGCTTTAAGGAGCTGTATCTTCTAGCCTGGAAGCATGGAGCCAAGGGCTGTGCGACTTTCCAGGATGGAGGGAAGAGGACTGGCGTCCTATCGGACGCCAATAAGAGGGAGGTGAGAGACTGCTTGGAAGATAAATGCACAGCATAGGGAACCTTCGGTTCCCAAGAGAAAGGAGAAAAAGAAATGACACCTTCAATCCTACTGCTCACGGCCCTCCTGGGAGGGCCTTCGATCCCCACTGAGAGCCTTTTGGCCCCTCCGGAATCTCCCCAGGCAGAGGAGTTCACCCAGAAAGATGATGATGACAAAGAGGAGGATGATGGCCCAGATGACGATGATGACAAAAAGAGGTTCTTCGAGGAACCTCCGGTTCCTGAAATCAAAATCCGGATAGGAGCGTATCATGAGGATTAGAGGGGCAAGCCTCGCTTGCCTTCTGGGGTTGGCCCTGGTTGGGCCAATCTCCACCAAAGTAGAGGCCCAGGCCAACTGGTATCCCCCAGACTGTCATGGAGGAGCCTCCATCTGTCGGAGGGCCCTCTACATAGACAATCGAAGCAGGGGACGGTACATCACGACTTCGAGAGGAGTTGTGTATGTCTCCTATAACTTCCCACGTCGTCTCTCCCGAGACCGGAGAACCCATGTCTGTACCGTCCGCACAGGAGGTCGGCTAAGGCCGACCTGTCTCTTCGTGGGACGTGCCTCCTTCGGGAATGGCAACGGGTTTACACCCATTGCCGGCAACGGCAATGGGAATGGAACCTGGATGAGGCGGCTTCCTGCCGACAATCCCGGAAATGGCCATAATGGCAACGGGAACGGCCCAAATGGGAACGGGGAACCTTCGGTTCCCAACGGGGAGCTTGAAGATCACACTCCCATGAAGTAGGATGGCGACCTGAGGTTCCGGCTGGCCTTCGCTGATCGATACCTCCGACAGTCTCCCAACCGCCAGCGGGAACCGGCCATCCGTCGCCGGATGGCCCCTCTGTCAGAGCACAAGAGTGGAAAGGGGCCCTCTCCCCCGGAGGGCCCCTTTCCCATCAGGGGGGCTGACCCTGTATACAGCTCTGCCCTGAATGGAAATCCTACGGATTTCCCCTCTGTCTGCTCTTGGGAGGGAAGTTCCTGGCCACAGGAACGGCAGAGAAGGCGAAAGGACCATCTCTAGGGGGAGTAGTACCTAGGGTTTCCGAAGCCCACCTACGCCTCTTGGGGCCTCGGGGTTCCAATCCTCTGGCGAGAACCCCAAAGGGGTTCATCCAGCCCTCTCCTGATTTGGTCACGACAGCTCCGACGCCTAGCATCTTGCTAGGCGTTCGAGAACCCTGCTTATCTTGGGAAGGTTTGAGTTCCATGTCAGGTCCCCAGTACCGGAACACGACCCCCGTGGGGCTAACGCCGGTCTAGAAACATACCCTTCCCTCACCCTGCCCCCACAAAGGGGGGTTGAAAAAACCCCCCTTTGCATCCCCCTCGATCCGGGGAGGGGTGAGAAAGGTCCTGAGGGGGCAAGCCACAGAACCTTTCTCCTTGCCAGCAGTCAGTGCGAAGGGCCTCTCTGGAGAGGATAGCCTGCTGGCCCTTTTCCGCCTTGGATTTGAGGCATCCTACCGCACGGTCAGCATCCAAGGCAGAAACTTCTTCTAGGGCCAGCCGTTAGGCTGGCGGGGGTTCTGGGATCTGATCGACAGCCCTCTGCTCGGCAGGGGAATGCTGGATGGCAGTTCCGGCTGTCACGGCCTCGGCCAAGGCCCTAGTGTTAGCTGCAATGTCATCGGCAATCTGCTGCATGGCGGCGGGATCACCCGCCTGAATGGCTGACTGGAGCTGCTTCCTGAGATCCTCCAGGAGTGTGACCACTGAGGCTGTTACAGTCTTCTGAGCCTCAACCCTGGTCCGAATGTCATCCATTGTGGCCATGATCGTCTCCGTCAGCAGCTCTAGTCGTTTCTGGATCGCAGCCAGGACTTTTTCGATCCTGGCTAGGGCTAGCCGGTCCTGGTCCAGGAAGAGAACCATGGGGGAGAGCGTAACACGCTCTCCAGAGGTGTCAAGGGGAGGGAGAAAGCAGCTATTAGGTGCCTTTCGAGATGCCTGGAAATCTGTGTCTGTTTTACATGGCCACACCTCGAGGTTGCAGGCGGCCCCACCCCACCCGCGTAGGTTATCCACAGGAAAATTTCTCCTGTGGACAAGTCCCGGCTCGGGGCAGAGTTATCCCCAGGGAAATAGTTATCCACAGGGAAAACGGGGCTGCCACAGTTCCGCCACATATATGCCACAATTTTTCTCTATACTGGGCTTCTTGTCGCGGCGGGGAGTGGCCAACAAGACAGGCGCTTGCCTCTTGGTCCTCTGGATGGTGCTCCTCGCCCGACTAAGACAATGCAGCAAGGGCCAAGAGAAAGGAAATAGGACTGCGGCCCGGACTTTGTTCTTTGACAATCGAATAGACGGTGCCGCCTCCAATAGAGGTGAAGGACCAAACTGTGTCTCGGCAGTAGTAGAGCTTGCCTTATGAAGCGTGGGGTAGGTGCAAGCTGAATGCCGAGCATGGTGCCTGCAAATCCTTTACCTCTTTTGGGGGTGCACCGCAGCAAGCCCAAATGTTTCATCCATTTGGGGCCGGCTCTGCCGGCTCTATTAGCCACTTTGGCAACCAGAAAGGCAAAAGCACATGCTGGACGAAAATGCTTTGGAAGAAATTGTAAAGCAGGTCACGGACGCCACTATGCTGAAAGTGGGGCAATATGACGAAATATTTGCCCGCAACTTTCTCATAGAAAGATAGCCAACGGCTGGCCATCGCTACGGCTGGAATGCTCGTACCATTCTCACTTTTGTGGAGTACGAGTGTGACGTGCGAGCCGAGCATGAGTTTGACGAATACGGGTAAGCATTGGGGACCGCCTCGGCGGTCCCTGTTAGGCAATTTACCTTGCCCCTGCATCCCTTCGGGATGCCGGTTTTCCCCTAACCTAAGAGGCTTGCACATGAGCAATAACGGCTCCCAGAATGACTTCGAGACCGACGACAAGGTTGTTATTGAAGGCCGTCGGGCGAAAGTGAAGTTTTCCTGGAAACTGAACCGTGACAGCGAGAAGAAAGAGCAAGTGACTGTTTTTGACTTCTCAGACGTCTCGGAGGACGATCTAATTAAGATCGCCCTTTATTGGTGCAAGATGAAAGTCCAGAACCTGCTCAGGGACATGGCGTCAGCCAATGGCTACGTTGACGACCTAGCCCTCCAGGAAGTGGATGTACTGCGGGACCTGATTAACACTGGACGGGGTGCTAAGTCGGAAGTGGACAAGGCTATTGCGGCCATGCGCAAGGCTAACGTTGCCCCCGAGATTATCCAGCAAGTGATAAACTCGCGGTACAAAAGTTAAACTGTCATTCACACGGATCGGGGCAACTCGCCCCGATCCTTTTTTAGGTCCTTTGCTACAACAAGCATTGACCCTGCTCCCTTCGGGAGCAGTTTTCCAGCTAGAAAGGCATAACATGGGTACCACGGATCACGTCCTAGTTGAGACTGACACTTACCGGCTCGTTTGTTACAGTGGGGGACGGGCTTACTCGTTACTTCACAAAATCCTCGGCAAAAGTATTTTCGTAGAGGGCGAATCAGCTCGGGGCTTTGAGGATCGTCTTGACGATCTGGGAAGCTTCGAAAACTATGAGCTGAACGACCTATGGGACCTTTATTACACAGAGTGAACCCCATTTCCTAGGGGCCCCTCGGGCCCCTCTTTTAGGCATTTTGCCACAAAAGGGAGCTTGCCACATGAATGTCATAGACCAAATCTTGATCGAGACCCCCAGTTATTGGCTTATTGGCTGTAACAAAGGAAGCGCTTATCTCTTTCTCCAACGGGATACCGGCAAGAGTCTTTTCATAACCTGCGGAGATGCGCTGGACTTCAAAGAACGGATGGAAGAGCTTCAAGCTGGTTTCTTGAAGCCAACTAACAACGAACTTCTAGCTCGTTTGTGGTCCGAGTACGAGGGTATTCCTTCGGGCCATTAGTCTATTTCCTGGGGATCTTCGATCCCCTCTCTTAGGTACTAGCAGCAAGAAAGGCAATTGTACCATGGCAGCTATTGACACTCTTACGCCTATTATGACCAGTCAGGAAGCTCGGGCCCAAGTGGATGCGCTTCTAAAGGATGCGCTTCTGTCTGACGTGCTCGACGCCCTCTTGAGCATTTTTACTCCCGAATACATTCTTCTTACGTTGTCTGGCTCTTGTCATAAGCAGGCACGGGCGGCCGAGAGGGATGCATACACAGAACCCGGCCACGCTAAGAACTGGAATAAACTAGCTGAGGTGCTTCGCGCCTTGTCCGGGTTCGGCGACGGCCTTTATGGCAAAACTTTTACAGCCTAGGTGAACCCTTGGTTCACACATTAACTAGGGGATCTCTGATCCCCTCTTTTAGGTACTAGCAGCAAGAAAGGCGATTGCAAATGGAAATTAAAATTCAGGAAATTGGCATCGACCGCGACGGTTACACAGAATATGGGGCATATCTTGGAATAGGAGCCCCGGTTTGGGACGTTTACATAGAATATGACAGTGGGGGTTATGATCTCGAAACTCGCCGAGGTCTTCCTGACAAGATTGTGGCTCATTACCAGAACTTGTATCCAGGCGCCTCGATTAAGATTTTCGAACTTGGAACTCATGGTCCCGTTGACTGAGAATTGAGGGGTCCTCGGGCCCCTCGTTAGGCACTTTGCCACGAGAAAGGAAACATAGATGCCACAATGGGTTGTGCTAATCACCTACCCTGGCTATGCTAGAACGATTGCCGGGCCTTTTTCCGCTTTCACTGAGGCCCGAGACTTTGCCTCTTGGAAAGAGGACAACAGCCGAGGGGCCAAGACTGAGATTTTCTACCTAAGCAATCCGTGCCCCAATGTTGAGAAATAGATTTGGGGGCGCTTGCCCCCGTTTGGTACTTTGGCAACAGGAAAGGCAATTGAAGCATGCAAAAGGTTTTTTACTATGTCGGGAGCAACAACAAGACAGGGAAGCTTGAAATCAAAAAGATCGAAGAATTGCTGTCGCAATTCTTCGAGGGCTTCACAACCTACGAAGTCGTGGGCCACTGGAAAGGACAACGGGAAAGAACCTTGAAAATCGAGATCGTAACCGACCTCCCGGCAACCAAACTGGTTGCCGTAGCCAAAGAACTAAAGACCGCGCTCGATCAAGAAGCCGTCTTAATGGAAATTATCGAGAGCAACGCGGCCTTTGTCCAATGAACCCAGGGGAGGCCTCGTCGAGGCCTCCCCTCAAATAGGAGGTAAGTATAATGGAACTGTTTATCTGGTTCTTTATCGCGTTCTCTGCTATCTGGCTAGCTTGCAAAGCCGTGGCAGGAACCTGGAAAGCTTTTCTATATTGCGTCCGCGGAACAACGGCCGCAGTACGGGAAGGCTGGAGCGGATCTCCGATCCGCAGAAAGGGATTTCAATGAAACGCATTGCTAGATGGGAGTCCCGCCGTGGAAAGTACTGGCTGGGGCTTTACCGTGAAGAGACACCTTCGAGATTTACTTGGTATGTCTACAAGGGCGACAATTCCGGTGGCGTTCTGGGAAGCATCCCCGAGGCAGACGCCATCGCTTACCTTGAAAAGCTAGCAACAATCTCGGCACCTTCGAAATTGTTCCGCGTCAGTTTCTAGCAGCAGAAAGAAAGGCAGAACTATGGGAAAAGACTTGACTGAAAGCGACTACAGCCTGCTAATTAGCAAATGGCTCGACGACCGTTTGGCCGAGAGTATCGAGTGGCACAAAGTTAAAGGCTATCCAACCAGAAGAGAGCTTGACGTTTACTCTCAAGGCTTCAGAGTTGGATGGCTAGACGCTATCTCAACTTTGAAGCTTCACGGTTTTCTTACCCTTCCATGAACCCTGGGGGTCCCAACTGGGACCCCCTCTTTCCAAAAGGAAACTCCATGATCTATCACGATCACATGGCCGCATCCAACAGGGCCCAAACTCTAAGTCGAAGAACTCATGACGTTTGGTTTGTCATCGCTCCTGCGGACAACCACTTCGAGGTTGTCCATTCCGCTAACCCTAGGCTTCGCGGCATTTCGGACACTCTCATTGTCTCCGCGTTCGACTGCGGAGAATACGCGGGAAACCCTCGGACTGGGGAGATTGGGAATTCATACCCTCATGGAGGGATCTGCCCGGATCATTGGTAACGCCTGAAGAGGATATCGCTAAAAAGCGATATCCTCGTGGCAAATCAGAACGCAGAAAATGGGCCTGGTTCCCATGATCCTTCGGATCATGTTCGCCTTATTGAAGCCACAATTTTCTGCTATACTGCCCCCTCAACAGCAACGGAGTAACCCCAGCATGTTTACTCAGAGACACTTCAATTTTCTTGCCGAAGTCCTGCGGAATACCAAGCCGCTAGGCACCGGCTCGCTCGAAGCTATGTGGCAATGGAAGAAAGGCCGCGACACCTTAATGTCAGCCCTCCAGGCCCACAACCCTAGGTTCAATTGGGATAAGCTCCTTGAAGCCACCGACCACCCTGACGGACAAGACAAGGCTTAAGCTGATCGAGGCAGGGCAGCACATGCTGCCCGCCTCTTTCATAAAGGAAATCGCCCTAGTCTGCGAGATGCTGGCCCAGATAGATGGCAAAGCTTCCCCAGCCGAGTGGAAAGAGGCTGGCCAGCGACTCAGGTTCATAGCCTGGCTTATCACCCCACATCCCGAAGAAGGAAAGGAACCTTAAATGGCGAAGAAACTGCCTGAAGACAGAGAAAAGGATCTCGTTCAACTCATCGAGGATTATGGCATTGCAGGACTTCTTAGAAGTCTCCACGATATCTGCTACCGCCGGGCAGACTCCCTGGAAAAGAACTTCGACTTGAAAGCCAATTCTCGGACTTGGAGAGTCATTGGCAACGAGATCGATCATGCAGCAGATACCGCTAGTTTCTATGACAAGTGAGCGGATCTCCGATCCGCAGTTCACGGTTCAGAAGGGGGGATCTCTCCGAGATCCCCCTTTTCTTTTTGGGGTTCCGCTTTCAGCTCCAGCATAGGAAGATTAGGCAAGGGGACGCCTAGCCTCTCGGCCGCCTTCCGCAGCCGATCTTCTAGCTGGCTGTCAGACAGCGTTCCGATCTGGGTCGTTAAAGACATGTCAATCTGAGTCTTGTCCGCGAACCCAGCTAATCTCCCGAGATCGACCAGTCCCCGTATGTATCGATCAGGATATTTCTCCGCGAACTGCTCCAGCCGGTCTACAGATGGAATACATTCCATCCAGACTGCCAAGAGATCGACGAACGGCGTCCTGTCATACTGTGCTAGTTTTGCTCGCAGGAGGTCCCCACTCACTAGGACCGCTTTCCGAGGCTCTGGACCCGGAAGGCGGTGGGGAATCTGGCGATCCTTCAGATCGCCGGTCTCTGTCAACTTCTCTCTCATACCAGCTCCTAGTATATCTTGGGAGAGACCTTCCCCCATTTCTCCTCATCTCTTCCGCTTCCCTAAGTCGATCTTCCAACCTCTTCTTAGCCAGCCCAAATCTCGAAATTGTTCCGCGTGACCAGGGTCTATTCTCGTTGTCCACCTCCGCGGCCAAGAAGATCCATTGGTCTATGGCGGTGATGGTCGTTAACCAGATCCCATCTGGCCTTCTTACCACCGGAAGGCCATACAGTTCAATCCATCGATATAGGGTTACATGGCTTCTAATGCCAAGGTAGGCTTTGATCGGCTCAAGGCCGAGGATGACGTTATCCTTAGGGTCTATCCTGACAAAGGGGAATTCGTCGTGCCCTGCTTCCTTCCGCGCTTTGATCCAGCTTTGGATCTTGCCGAAAGGGGAGAAGGGATGAGGCTTCTGGTCTGCTCTACTTTTGGTCAAGGAACCTTCGGTTCCTCTTGGTTGAGGGTTATTTTAGGAAACGCCCCCTGGGGGCACGTTCCGGTACTGGGGGCCAAAGGCTCCTAATAGGTGCTCTTTTTGGCCGCTATTCTATCTTGGGTTGCATACGAAATCGGTCTGTCTGCTGATCGTCCGTTCCCTGAGGATCTTCTCACGAGGTTCGTCTTCTCTCTTAGTACATCCTGTCTCGTCCCTGCTTCCTCTACGAGGAAGCAAAGTCTCTTCCACGTCTTTAGGACGTGGGGAGAGAGATCGAGCATGGCAAGGGGGTCATCTTGTCTTTTCATCTCCTATGGGTAGCACAAAAAGGTTGTGGATAACTAGCCCTGTGCCCTCCCCTGTGCCCCCCTCTCGGGGCATACTAGTGTGCATGGTTCGTGACGCATATTGAGGGAGCTGTGTGGCCGTGTGCCCTCTCTTTCAGAGAGGGCACACG